CAGAACGTCTACTACATCGCCTACAACCAGGACATGACCATCGAGTACATCCAGGCGTGCTCGATGTGGGCGAAGGCCTTCAACAAGGCCGCCGCGGCGGTGGAAGAGGGTATCTGGGGCGGCGAGGAAGAGCAGGACCGCAACATCAAGACCTTCACGATCAAGTTCCCGAGCAGCGGGTTCCGGATCGTGGCGCTGAGCAGCAGGCCCAGCAACCTGCGCGGCCGCCAGGGGATCATCGTCATCGACGAGGCTGCCTTCCACGAGAAGCTGAAGGAACTGCTCAAGGCCGCGATGGCCATGCTGATCTGGGGCGGCAAGGTGCGCGTCATCTCCACGCACAACGGCGTCGAGAACCAGTTCAATGAGCTGATCACCGACATCCGCGCGGGCAAGCGCAGCGGCACTGTCCACCACATCCCGTTCCGTGGCGCCGTCGACGACGGTCTCTATGAGCGCGTCTGCCTGCGCACGGGAAAGGTCTGGTCGGCGCAGGACCAGGAAGACTGGCTCGCCTCGGTCTACTCGTTCTACGGCGATGGCGCCGCCGAGGAGCTGGACTGCATCCCATCGAACGGCGGCGGCGCCTGGCTGAGTCGCGCGATCATCGAAGCACGCATGGTCGACGCGCCGGTGCTGCGCTGGAAGTGCCAACCCGGCTTCGAGACGCTGCCCGATCACATCCGAGCGGCCGAGTGCAACGACTGGCTTGTCGCGGTGGTGCTGCCCGAGCTGCTCAAGCTGGATCCGACGCTGCAGAGCGCGTTCGGCGAGGACTTCGGGCGCACGGGTGACCTGACCGTGCTCACGCCGGCGCAGATCACGCAGACCCTGCACCGGCGCGTGCCGTTCCTGGTCGAGCTGCGCAATGTGCCGTTCCGCCAGCAAGAGCAGATCGTCTTCTACATCCTGGACCGCCTGCCGCGCTTCTTCTCCGGCGCGTTCGATGCGCGTGGCAATGGCCAGTACCTGGCCGAGGTGGCGATGCAGCGCTACGGAGGCACGCGCATCGAGCAGGTGATGCTCTCCGAAGGTTGGTACCGCGACAACACGGCGCCCTTCAAGGCCGCGTTCGAGGACGGGACGTTCTCGCTGCCGCGCGACGCCGACGTGCTGTCGGATCTGCGGGCGTTCGAGCTGGTGCGCGGCGTGCCGCGCATTCCCGATCGCCGTACGACCGATGAGGAAGGCAACAAGCGGCACGGTGACGCCGGCGTTTCGCTGCTGCTCGCCCACTACGCCAGCCGTCGCAGCGTCGCGCCGATCGAGTTCCAGGCCCTCGAGCGGCCGCGCGCCAGCAGCATGCTGGCCGACTACCTGAGTGAGTGACATGGCCGACAACAACGCGCCCGCGACCCAGCCGGAGATGAACGAGATCGCGGCGATCGCGCGCGAGGTCAATCTCCTGTTCTTCGGCACCACGCTGCTCAACACCGACCCGACGCTGATGACGCGCGGCGGCTCGCGCGGCCTGAGCATCTACGAGGACATCAAGCGCGACTGCCACGCCGGCGCCGTCCTCGACAAGCGCAGGCTCGCCGTTGTCTCGCGCGACTGGGACGTCGCGCCGGCGAGCGACAGCCGCATCGACAAGAAGGCGGCCGAGCTGGTGAAGTCCGCGTTCTCGTCGATCGAGTTCGACCGCATCTGCGGCAACCTCCTCGAGGCGGTTCTCAACGGCTACTCGGTGGCCGAGGTGATCTGGGGCATGAAGGCCGGCGCGATCGTGCCGGTGGACATCAAGGCGCGCGCGGCGCGGCGCTTCGTGATGTCCATCGACGGCCAGCCCCGTCTCAAGGTCCGCGAGAACGTGATCCAGGGCATCGAACTGCCCGATCGCAAGTTCATCGTGCAGCGCTTCGGCGCGAGCGACGACTTCCCCTACGGCCTGGGCCTGGGCAGCGCGCTTTTCTGGCCCGTGTTCTTTAAGCGGCAGGACATCACGTTCTGGCTCAAGTTCGCGGACAAGTTTGGCTCTCCCACCGCCGTGGGCAAGTACCAGCCCGGCGCATCGCCGTCCGAACAGGACAAGCTGCTCGCGGCGCTCGGCTCGATCTCCAACGACGCCGGGATCATCGTTCCCGAGGGCATGCTGATCGAGCTGCTGCAGATCGCCTCGACGACGGACAACTACGAGAAGCTCGCCCGCTACATGGACGAGCAGATCAGCGAGCGCGTGCTCGGCGAGACCATGAGCACGACCTCGGGCGGCGCTGGCCTGGGCAGCAGCCAGGCCGACGTGCACGACGAAGTGCGCCTCGAGATCGCGCAGGCCGACGCGAACATGCTCAACGCCACGCTGAATGCGACGGTGGTGCGCTGGATCTGCGACTACAACTTCCCCGGCGCCGGCACGCCGATGGTGACTCGCGCGTTCGATGAGGCCGAGGATCTGAACACGACGGCCGAGCGTGACGGCAAGCTCTACGCCGTCGGCTGGGAGCGCACCGAAGAGAGCATGACGGAGACCTACGGGCCCGGCTACGTTCGACGCGACATGGCAGCCGCGACGCTGGGGCCTGATGGCCTCCCGATTCAGCCGGGTTCCGACCCGGTCGCGGGTGCACCCGGCGCCGGCGCGCCAAGCGCGGGCGATGTCTCGGTCTTCGCCGAGAACGCATCCGCGCTGCATGCGGCCAACAAGGATGCGCAGGACCACCTGCAGGCGGCCGCGACGGCCGCCGCATCCGACTGGCAGGCGCTCATGGGCCCGAAGGTCAAGCGCCTGCAGGCGGTTCTCGGCGAGACCGGGGACCTGGTGGCGTTCCGCGAGGCGCTCACCCGGCTCGTAGACGAGCCGCCGAGCGACGACCTGGTCGATCGGCTGGCGCGCGGATCGTTCGCGGCTCACGTCATGGGGCGCGGGCCGGCGAAGAAGGCATCGAAGGCCGGGTTGCTCACGCGGCTGCTCGGTCGCAATGCAAGTTCCACGAGCGCGTGATTGCGCTTCACAGAGGAGTTGAGATGTGCGTCGTTCGAATGCCTGTTGTGGGCGATCTGGTGGACTTCACGTCCAGCACGTACGAAGACACCAGGCCGGCGAAGGTCAGTCACGTCTGGCACGACAGCCTGGTCAACCTGGTGACCCTCGATGATCGTCCGCTTGCGACGAGCGTGCGTCTCGTCGACAACCTAGCGGCGGATGCTCCGAGGCCCGACAGGAACTTCTGCAGGTTTCCGGCAAGGGCTGAGCCGGCGATGGCGCCGCCCGTGCAGCCGGCGATCACCGGCTACCGCAAGCTCAGCGACTCCGAGGTCGCGCTCATGAACAAGATCAAGGCGATGGCCACCGAGGTGGGCAGCCTGGTGGCCGAGCTTCGGAGCTGCGCAGCCACGCCGGCGGGTGTTGCTCCGCAGCCCTGCGCTGGCTGGCACGGCACGACGATCGACCAGCGCTGGGTGAGCCTGGGTGCGACGGACCTGCAGACCGGCTTCATGGCGCTGACGCGTGCCGTGGCGCAGCCCTCCACCTTCTGAAGATCGGCGGCCCCATGTTCCGACTCGTCTACATCCTCCTCATGGTCCCCGTGATCCTCGTGCAGGTCCCGATGTGGGTCTGGGCCCGGGTCAATGGCAAGAAGTACGAATGGTGGGGCGGCCCGCAGGGTTGATGTAGATGGCCGATCTCGCGGGCGCCTTCAACCTCGAGCCGGAGCGCGCGCTCGCGTTCTTCCGGGCGAAGGGCTACGTGACGAGCTTCGCGTGGCAGGACGTGTTCGCGGCGGAGCATCGCGTCGGCTTCACGGTCGCGAAGATGCTCGACCTGGATCTACTGCGCGACGTGCGCATGGCGGTCGATCGCGCGATCGAGAGCGGTCTCACGAAGCAGCAGTTCGCCGACGAGCTGGAGCCGCGCCTCGTGCAGGCCGGATGGTGGGGCAGGCAAGAGGTCGACGACCCGAAGACGGGCGAGACGAAGCTCGCCGAGCTGGGCTCTCCAAGCCGCCTCGAGCTGATCTTCCGAACGAACCTGCAGACCTCTTACTCCGCGGGTCATTGGTCCGAGATCCAGGACACGAAGGCCGATGCGCCGTACCTGCTCTACGAGGCCGTCGACGACGACCGTACGCGCGAAGAGCATCGCGCATGGGACGGCACCGTGCTGCCCGTCGACGACGCTTGGTGGATGACGCACATGCCGCCGAATGGGTGGAACTGCCGATGCGGCGTCGTGCAGCTCAGCGCTGGCCAGGTGAAGGAGCACGGCTTCTCCGTCGCAGACAAGGCGCCACCGTCACCGACCTACGACTACACGAACCCGAGAACGGGCGTGGTCAGTCAGGTGCCCAAGGGAATCGACCCCGGTTGGGCCTACAACCCGGGCGAGGATCGACAGACCAATCTCGATGCGCAGTACACGTCGCGTCTGGAGGCATTCCGCGATGGTCGCTGAGCTGAAGATCGAGATTGCCGACGAGCAAGTTCGCACCGGCCTCGAGCGGTTGCGAATCGCGCTGCCGGGCGGCGATATGACGGCCACGATGAAGGACATCGGGCGGGCCTTGAAGACTGGCGCGCAGCTCCGCTTTCGAAGCATGAAAGGACCGGACGGCGCATCCTGGCCAGCGAGTTTTCGGGCGAAGCAGGACGGCGGCCAGACGCTGAGTCTCACGCGCCGACTTAGGAACTCGATCACGTTCTATGCGACGCGAGACAAGGTGGTCGTGGGGACGAATGTTGTCTACGCCGCAATCCACCAATTCGGCGGCGTCATCAGGGCCAAGAACGGGCCCTTCCTGGCCATCCCGATCACGCCCGCGGCGCGCTCCGCCGGGAGCCCACGGAACATGCCCGGACTGCATGTCGCGCAGACCGTCAAAGGGCAGTTCATGCTGGTCGATGCGAAGGGCATCACGCAGTACCTTTTGCGCGCCCAAGTGACCATGCAGGCCCGCCCGTTCCTGGGCGCCTCGGCGAGCGATCGCCGTGAGGTCCTGCGCATCCTGGCCGACCGGCTGGCCGCCAGCTATGGACGAGATCCTGGCTAAAGTCGCGTCCGACCCTGTTACATGTACTGTCCGACCTGGATTTCCGGTCGAGTTCTTTAAAAATCAACGGTTTAGGCGCGATTGAGGCCCGTTTTCGGCGGGTTTCCGGCGAGGTCGGACGCAGGTCGGACGCGCAAGTCGTCAGAAATGGGCCCCCGCGGCAGCGGTTTCGGGCCAATTTTCATAGGTGAGGCACCCTGTCCGACCTGCCGTCCGACCCCTGTCCGACCCTGACCACTGCACTGCCAAACCATGTGGCCAGGTCGGACGCGGCATCCGGATCCCTCGAAATGGCCTCGAAGCCAATGTTCATGCGGGTTCCCGGCCCATCCCGCCCCAT